AGTTCAAAGGGTTTGAACTGGAAAAAGTTCATGGCCACACAGATGCCGAATTGTCCATCTGGTAGATCCGCCAACACCTGTCCATTGGTGTCTGTTTCGCGCAGTACATAGCGACGCAGTCTGCGTTGATATTCTGGTGGGAACTGATTCATGCAAGGATCCAGCAAGCTGGTACGGATGTCTACTAGATACAAGGGATCGCAGCCCACCATTTTGGACAACCATTCACCACGCCCAGGACGGATGATCATGCCAGCGTGTTGCCAGTCACTGTGGATAGCCACACGAGACAGAATATAGTTCTGGACCTCAGATTCTAATTGGACCTCACGCTGCAGGATATGTTGATCTGAATCGTTCACCATCTCTTGATCGTGCAGCCTATAACTCTCTGCGAAATATCCTGGTTGCAGGCCTTCGATCAACTGTTGGATGTCCTGGCGTGTTTGTGCGACGTGCTCACGGAATGATAACAGAGATGTGCGGGTCAGTTCACGATCTTGTGCCAATTGCGTGATACGCATAGAGAGATTGGGCTGACCGTCCTGCACCACCCTGATAATCTCACCTAGTTCTCGATTACACACAGCATCTGGATCTGGCAAGTCTTGCTCATCAAGGCAGTTAAGATAATGTACCAGCTGGCTCAGTTTCATTGGAAGTCAAAGAGATTCTGGAAAGTGTTTTCGGTATTGGTGGCACTGACCAGGTCCCAATCCAGCACACCTAATAGGTTGTCGATTTTTTGATCTACCACGGTGGCTTCCATCTCAGCATCGTCAAACGGCAGTTCACGGAACCATTGTGGCAGGTGCAATTCATCGGTGGGATAGGCTATGGAAGTCCAGCCCAAGGCATTGGGTCGTAGTTTGCACACGATGGCCTTCATGCCATCCACTATTTGCATTGAATAGTTGTCCGAATTCATCCTGCGCATGGTATTCCAGTTCATGCCGGCGCGCACATGACCCGGCATGTTGGCACGGCCTTCTCGCTCTTCTTTTTTGGAATACTGGGTGAGGTTATTTACACGCTTGGGCGATCCTTTTTCCCAGCCCGGTCGCTCCGCAAAGGCATATTTGAAATCGCGAATCTTCTCCACCACAGCATCTCTGGTGACACCGGTCAGGACATCGTTCAGCACTTCTGACAGAAAATCCTGGATGATCTTTGGAGTGTCGGATCGCTTGAGATCCAGTCCCATGGCCTTGACCTTGCCAGGCGCACCGTTTACATCCACACGCCGACCTTCTTTGTCTATGATCATCACAGCATAGCGTTTCTTGGTGATGAATAGACCTCGCGAAGCCACCACCTCTCGACCACCACGGATCACTTCGCCCATTTCACGCGGCACATGGAACGCACGCTCCATGAATCCTGGAAAACTCTGATTTACTTGTTCGGCGATGGAATCATACAGCGCGATACAGATCTCTTTTGACCACTCCATGCGTCCTGCTTCCACTTCTGTACGCAGCATGGGCCAGGCTGAAAAGTAGCAGGAATCTGTATCACCGTAGATGATGGCGTCGCCTACATGATCGTACCGTCCTGTGATACATTCGTTCACATGGGCATCCATGTGTTGCGCGATGGCGCGGCCTGTGAGCGTGGTACTTTGTCCTATGCGCTTGTCAAAGAATCTGCAGCCAGGATTTAAGATCGCGCCGTAGAGACTGTTGAGGTTGATCTTCTTGACCAACTGACGTTTGTCCCAGTATTCTTCATCTTCTTTCGAGGTGCATTCTTTCAGTTTCTTCTGCATATCCTTGCGCTCTGCGTACCAGCGTTTGAGCAGGCCCGGAATTACGGCTTCTGTTTCATAGGTGAATATGGTGCCATTGGCGGTGAAGATCCAGGGCTGATTGGAGTCAAAGATCATGTGCCACACTTCAGCGGCTGAATGCACTGATTCCGCTCCGTCCTGCCAGTCTATGGTTATCTCAGTGCCACGTTGCTGTTCCATCACAGCAGTATACTCCAAGGTACCAAACAGGCCTTCCCATGCTGCCGCGAAACTGCTGCCACTGCGTTGCTTGTCCGCGATGTAGCGATCAGTCATGATGGGTCGGAGCTGGCCCACGATGGTCTCTGGACCCATGTTCAAGGCACGGATCGCGGACGGATACAGGCTGTTGATGTCGATGCTTCCAACCCAGTCGTGCATGCCTTTCTTGGGATAGGCCACATAGGCTCCTGCTGCCTGTGTGTCATCGTCGGTGAGGCGCTCTCGCCTCACAGGCACCACCATGCCACGTTCGTGTGCTTCGTTGATGATGGCCTGCTCTGTGACAGCCACTGCACCCATGGTGGTAGGCAGCAACACTGTGTTTTCATGCGCCAAGGTATTGGCTAGATCCAGGAAGCGGAGTTTGCGGTCGATGTCCGCAAGACCGCGCACGTCTTGTCGGTTGTATTCGATAAAGGTTTTCCAGTTCTGGTTGTATAATTGATCCAAGGTACCTTCGAACTTGGTCTTTCCGCCGAGTTCTTCGTATTCGAGGATGGCATCCAGGCTGTAGGAGTGTCGTTCTTCATAGGTATATTTCCTGTACAGTTGCATGTAGTCGAGATGCACGCGACCAATGAGATCGAATGTGATATTTTCGGCGCCGAATCTTTCAAAGGTTCTCTGCTTGGGCATCTGCTCCCAGAGACAAAAACGCCGCGTGTCATCTTTTGATAGCACACGGGTAGTGCGCTGTATGGTGTAGGGTATGTCATAGCCCTCGGAGTTCCAGCCGGACAGCACATCCGCATCCTGGATGAGATTGAGGAACGTGTCCAGCAAGTCTCGTTCTTCCCAGAACACGAAGGTGTTGGGGAATTCGGCTGCAATCTCGTCGGCAGTTTCTTGGCTCATGTGTCGCGGCGGTCGCACCAGTGTAACCAACTGATCCAACCAATCCAGATACACTGAGATGGCCGTGATGGGATTGAATGGATCCTCTGGCCTGCTGAATCCGCGCTCTGGATCAAAATCTACTTCGATGTCAAAGAACGCTGTGTGCAAGCGAGGAGCGTCTATGTCCTTGTAGTTTTCTTCCAGGCAGCGGAATATGGGATTGATATCAGCCTCATACAGTGTCTTGCCTTTCTGTATGGCCATTTCCTTACGGAACTCTTTGCTGTTGCGAGTAGAAAAACGTGCCACAGGTGTGCCAAAGATCGACCGGAACTTGCCGCGCGGATCGTCGTAGTAAAAAATGTAGTTGGCTGGATGCTCTTCGTAGTAGCGCTCGCCGTTGCGGCGTCCTACGATATGGATGCGATCCCTGTCGCGATCAAACAGTGCGTCAATGTAACTCATGATTCTCCTGGCAGTTTATGGCCCACCTATACCGTTCTACATGCCCGTATCGTGGGCGAAGCGTCGCGTTCGCGAAGTATTTACAGGGTCTTGCCTACCGTGGTCAAGATTGTTTCCAACAAGGCATGATCCTGCTGTTCTTTACCAAACTCGGCCTTGTGTGCCAGGCGGATGGCTTTCTTGAGGATGTTGGGTTTGATCTCCAGTTCTTCGGCCACGGCCTTGATGGTGTCGGAAAGGCCACCGTTGAGCGTTTCGATCTCGTGCATGACCTGCATACCTTCATTGATGATCTGGGTAAGTTTGGCCTTTTGTTCCCCATTAAATGTTTTGATATCCATGTATTTCTCCTTGAATGCTGTATGTTAATGGTTTGAGGTACAGAAGTCAACCATCTCTGGAAAGGTATCCAGGAATGATTGGTTTCGATGAAGGTCGTGTGCTTCAAGCCAGTCTAACGCAGCCGCGAATCTGGTGCTGTCCCAGGCTGTATTCTGGCAGATCTCGATGCAGATGTCAATGCAATAAGCAGTCCGATCCCAAATCTGTCCTTGCAGCCGCTGCCGTAAATCCTGATAGCGATGCAACAGATCATTCTTGATTTCCGGTGGTAACAAAGTAGGATGCATATGCACAGGATTATCCACGGTGGTCACGAATACATTGAGACGGCGTTGCGCTGCCCATGCAATCACTTCATGGAACCGAAGCAGCGAGAGATTACTGAGCGTGCTGGTAACAACCAAGTCGCAGTCAAAATCTTTCTGCACAGTGTCTATGGCAGTTTCAATGACTTCCCATCGGCTGGGATACCTCAGGTAGTTATTTACTGCTCCTATACCATCGATGCTGGCCTTGATCATTACTCGCTGGAAATTATCACAGAGAAAACGCATACGGTCCAGCGTGATACCGGTCATGTTGGTATTTAGGTCTATCTTTATCTGTGAGCTCTTGCCGGTATCAACCAGACGCTGTAGAAAAGCGAAAGTGATTTGATCATGGAAAGGTTCGCCACCCAACACTGTGAGATGTTCGAACTCCAGATCGAGGTAGTGTTCTAGATCCTGCCTTGCATACACGATGGGCTGATGTTTCTGCAAACCCATGTCCTTCAGTTCTTTCTGGCGCACATAGCTGGAATGTAGACAAGATGTGCATTTTAGATTGCAGATATTGCTGGTAGAAATGCTGAGATGTTTGATCTGGAACGCCCTGGCGTTGTTGCTGTCTCTTATTGACTGCGAAATTTCTGGATGGAAAGATGCTTCTACCAACCTATGGCTGTGGCCATTCAGTTGTTCGCTTAACGCACAGGCTCTGCACTCTTTTGGCTGCTGGCCTTGGAGCAATTGTTGTTTGACTCGGATAAGATCAGCATTGGTAGTATAGTCTTGCAATGGATAACTACCTTCATACACACAGCAAGGAACTACATGTCCGTTGT